AAATACTTGTCTCTGTCCTGCAGCATTTGATCCTGCTTCAAATCCAATATAAGTACTTTGGCTTGATTGGAACCCATTTCTTCCTGCGTTTCTTCCTACTGCAGTATTAAACGAAGAAACATTAACTGCTGTTACAGGAATGCTAAATCCTGCACCAGTTAATAGTCCTGCAGGTGCAGCAGAAGCAAGAATTGTAAGATTTGCTCCATTTCTAACACCTCTGCCAAGAACAATAGTACATGCTGTTACTACTCCACCTGATACTGTAAGATCTGCAGTAAGGTTTCCTGGAGGAAGAGAAATAGAGTGATTAGGTGTTAACTGAACATTTGTATAAGTACCGTCAGTATAGCCACTACCACCAGTAATTGCTCCAGTTGATGCTATTGTATCTGTAAGTTGTTGTAATGCTCCTTGTGCAATTCCAGTATTTCCTGTACCAGCAATAATATTAATTAGTGCTCCACCACCAACGCTGGTGTTAAATGCTCCACTAAAGTTTGATACCTGACCAGAGTTACCAATTGCTGTATTACCATTGCCACCATCAAAGTTTAAAAGTGCATTTGCTCCAATTGCAATATTTCCAGAACCAGTTACAAGATTTTCTAAAGCATTAGCACCAAAGGCAACCATATTTGTACCTGATGTTGTAAGACGCAAAGCATTTGGACCAATGGCAATATTTCCAGAACCAGTTGTTTGTGCTCTTAATGCTCTATAACCAATTGCAACAGTGTTATTTATTGTAGTATTGGAAAGAAGTGCCTCTTCACCAATAGCAAGATTTGTATTACCTGTGGTATTGGCTGCAAGTGCACCATTTCCAATTGCAATGTTTCCTTGTCCAGTTGTAGTAGAATTAAGTGTAGTAAAGGATCCAAGAGCAAGATTTGCTGCTAAGTTTGGATTTAATCCCTTGCTTAAGAAAATTCCTCCACCAGTGGTGCCAAGATTAGCAGTTAATTGACCAGTTGATCTAATAGCACCAAATGTTGTAGGTATATTTAAATTAGTTGCACCAGTAAATACAGAAGTATCAAAGTTAATTGGACAGTTAATTATTGAATATGTTCCACCAGATACTGAAATTGGCTGTGTTACAGTTCCTATTGCATTAAATGCTTGAGTATTAAACATTGCAAGTTGTCCACCAGCAGAAGAAACTGGATATGTAGCAGCAGAAAATACTGAAGAATCAACAAGGAATAAGTTACCAGTTGTATTAATAACAGTGCCAATGCTTGCACAGTTTCTAAAAGTAACTATAGAAGCAGCATTGTTAATTGTAGGAATACCTACAAAAGCACACTCATCAAAACGAGTTTGTCCAGAACCTGTGACTGATATTGTAGAAGCAGTATTATTTCTTGCACCCTTAACAAATAAGAAACCACTTGAGGATTTATTAGTTGCAAGTTGAACACTACAATTGTTCATCCAGACATTAGCAGTTCCTGTAACATCAACAGTATCAATAATTAATGAATTTAGGACTGCAAATGTTGCAGCAGTTGGTATAGTTATTGTTCCTTGAATATAAACTTGACTATTTGCAACATTTTCAAAAGTAACTCCAGATATATTAATTCCATTAAATGATGGTAGAGTAACGCTTTCTGTATATGTACCTGGATAAACTATAACTGTATTTTTTGTAGAAGTTACAAGTGATAATGCATATGTAAGTGTTGCTACTGGCTTTGTTAGATCACCGTTTCCAGTTGAATCGCTTCCATCTGTTTGTGATACATAAATTACTCTATCGTATCCCGCAAAATCTGGGCCTGTAGCACCAGTAACACCAGTTGCTCCAGTTGCACCTGTCGCTCCAACATCACCAGTGACACCTGTAGGACCAGTTGGGCCAGTATCTCCAGTCACACCAGTAACGCCAGTAGGCCCAGTATCTCCAGTTACGCCTTGTGGCCCAGTAGCACCTGTGGCACCAACGGGACCTGTAACACCAGTTGCACCAACATCACCAGTTACGCCTTGAGGACCAGTAGCCCCTGTTGCGCCAATTGGACCAGTACTTCCTGTTGCTCCTGTAGGACCAGTATCGCCAGTTACTCCTTGAGGGCCTGTGGCTCCTGTAGCACCAGTTGGGCCAGTTGGTCCAACAACTCCTGCTGCTGTTATTGCAAGAATCAACTGATGATTATTTGCAAAGTTAGTAGTACCAGTTCCTGCTGATGTAATCAAAGTTACTGGAACTTCCCAATAATTTACTTGTGCAGTTGGTGTTGCAGAAACAGTCCACTTCTGATAATTACCAGAAAGACTCTTGTCTTGCAAAACTATAATATCGTTTGTCTTGAGTAATGCCAAGAAGATATCAATATCAGCACCATCTTGATTTATATGGCTAATATTGATTTGTGTTGCAGAAACTTGTGTTGCATTGTTCCAAATAATATGTCCATTACCAGGATCTCCAGTTGTTGTTGAAGTGTCTGCTTGGTAGTCATAGTAGTTAGATGATCCACCATCTGCTCCTGTTGGTCCCGTCGCACCTGTGACACCAGTAGGTCCAGTAGCCCCAGTTACACCAATTGGACCTGTAGAGCCAGTGGCTCCTGTGGCACCTGTATCTCCAGTTACACCAACGGGTCCAGTTGATCCTGTTGCTCCAACTGCTCCTGTAACTCCAGTAGGTCCTACATCACCTGTAACACCTTGAGGGCCAGTAACACCAGTCGCTCCAATGGGTCCTGTAACACCTGTAACACCTGTTGCTCCTGCAGGCCCTGTACTTCCTGTACTTCCTGTAGGTCCAGTTGATCCTGTGTTTCCAGTTACGCCTTGTGGACCAGTTGGTCCAGTATCGCCAGTAACACCTTGAGGGCCTGTTGGTCCAGTAGAGCCTGTGTCTCCAGTAACTCCAGTAGGACCTACATCTCCTGTGACTCCTTGAGGACCAGTTGAGCCTGTGGCTCCAGTTGCTCCTGTGGCACCAGCAGGGCCAGTACCACCTTGTGGGCCAGGTGCAGTGACGGTTACAATGTTGTTTGTTTCATTGACTACTACTTGATTTGAAATTGAAGTCATTATCTTGTAACCTCTCCACTAACTGTGACTGTTCCTTGAATTAAACGAGTTCTAACTCCACCAATATTTAATTCTAAGTCATAAACATAAAGACCTGGATCAATATCTGCTTGCTCGTCTGTTGCTATTAAATTTAATGTTCCTGTCAATGGCACAATTGTAATGCCACCGTTTGAAGTTGATAGAGTCAATACAGGGTTCTCAGAATCAAACTTACGACGAATCTGCATCTCTGCTGTGTAGCCAGTCAAGTTGATTGGTGTTCCAGAAGGATTATTGTAAACTATTTGTAGTGTCCATGTAGAGCCTTGATCAAGAGTAAAGTTGTATATGCCTGCGATTGCCACGATTACTCCTTTTCCGTAATATAAACTAAAAATAAGCCTAATGCTATAAAACTAACTGGTGGAAAGATTAGGAAAAGTCCATATGTTGCAAGACCTACACCAGTCACTTCTGTTATTACTGGCCAGTCTATCTTTAGTTTTTTCATTATGCTCCTATATTGAATGAAACCTTGCTACAGGTTGTTTAGGTGGCTTTGGTGCTGTTGCACGATCATAGCCAAATATTGCTGCTACAGCAGCGTCAATCTTACGCTTATTTGTAGCCTTTGCTACCATTAGACCTCTTGAAGAAGTCTTGGTAACTGTGTTAGATATATGTCTGGCAAGTCTTTCATCACCATCATGTGTAAATGATTGATTCATAACTGCCTCGTAAAATTTCTGTGTGGCTGGAACCATACGCTCTGCTGAGTTAGGATAAGATATGACAGGCATACCTTCCTCATCAAGTAACATAAATGTTCTTGACCAACGAGCAGGATCAAAAGTAACTTCTCTGACGCTTATATTTGGATCTCTATAAGTATCAACAATAGTCTTCTCAACCTCTGCAATTGGCACTGACCAAAGTGGATCTGGGTCTACCTCTGGTAGTTCCCATAAGCCTACTATCTTTAAGTGTGGCTTTTCTCCACCTAAGTACCAGGCAATTATAGCAGTAGAGTCGTTTGAAAAAGCACCATCAAAGGCCAAGATAACATCTTCTCCAGGAATGATTTCTCTATCCTTAAGTAGCAGTGCATCCCAAGCGTCTGACGGAATCCATGATTGACCAGTAGAGGTCCAGATGTTTAGTCTCTTAGTTTTAAATTCTGATTCAGGTGTAAGCAATGATGCGGAAAGCATATCCTCTTCAGATACGATATCTCCCATTGAAGGATTTGCTAAATACCAGTTCTCAGGATCCTTGTAATTGAGTTTTTCATCACCCTGATACCAGGCAAAGAAGAAAGAAGGGTCTTCAATCTCGCCTTTTGCTATCTGAATTCCTCTGTTGTACATCTGATAACAGATAGAATCCTTACCTGCAGAGTCATATTTAGTGCCTGCTGTAGTGATTGCAACCAGCATTGGCTCTAATCTTGCACCCATAGATAGTGATAAAACATCGTAAAGTTCTCTATTTTGCTGTGCATGTAACTCATCTATAACAATAAAAGTAGAGTTTAAACCTTCTTTTGTAAAAGATTCAGATGATAATGCTCTATAAACAGAACCAGTTAAAGGGTTATAGATAGTGTTTTGGTATACTTCTAAGATATCTTTTAACTCTGGTTCAAGTTCAATCATCTTCTTTACCGTTTTGAAAATGATACGAGCCTGTTCTTTATCAGCAGCAGCAGAATAAATCTGACCACCATTAACGCCTAAAACAATTTGCTCTAAAACAAGAGAAGCAATTAGGGCTGACTTTCCATTCTTGCGTGGAACGCCAATCAAAGCACGACGGTGCTTGAGCAACCCATCTTCTCTTTCAGCATAAAGATTTACAAGAAGTTCTTTTTGCCAGGGTCTAAGAATAAACTTCTCGCCAGTCTTACCAGCGATAGAGTCTTCAGTTAAATGGCATAGAGTCTCAATAAAGTCTATAACCTCATGACCACGAGAGTTAGACAACTCAGTTTCTGAAACAGGCGATAAATATGTTGGAGGCCAAGTCATGCTAACCTCTAAATGCTAACGAAAGCCTGTTCTTTTCAAAGTCAATATCTATAATTTCAACTTCTACTTCCTGGTCCATAGTATAGGACTCAGGTAATGATTGGCCCATCTTGGACTTATGAACAAGACCTGCAAGCATTCCCATTTCAACAAACACACCATAGTCAGTTATTCCTGAAACCTTAGCCTTATGTACTTGGCCTATGGCTAATTTAGCAAATTCAATTTGCTTATCTTCCTTTTGCATTTGCTCAATAAGTGAACGGCGATTAAGAACGATACTTCCTTTTGCTCTATCAATTGAGTGAATTAAGAATTCAGCCTCATGTCCAATATATGATTCAAAGTCTGTAACTCTATTTACATCAATTAGAGAACCAGGCAAAAAGGCCTTAATTCCAATATCAACAATTAGGCCACCTTTGACCATTTTAACAACCTTGCCCATAATAGGGTAAGACATTTCAAAACTCTTTTGAAGATCTTCCCACATGGATTCTACTTCATTCTGTTTTAGGGATAGTATGTACTGTCCTTCTTCATTCTTATTTAGGACTATTGCTTCTACTACCTGCCCAAGTTGGAGCACATCATAGATATAGGCATCCTTACGATTTGATATTTCAGTCTTTGGGATAAAGGCTTCTGTCTTATCGCCAATATCCACAAGTGCACCATCACGACCAATTTGAACAACTGTGCCAGATACTGGCTCCTTGATCTTAAAGGTCTTCATGGATGCATCTATGGCAGCCATAAAATCCTCTGCCGTTCCTATATCGTTAATTGCTATTTGTTTCATTTATTACTTCATCCCCTGTTTCTATCAATTCAGATTCAGCCTCTACAATAATTGTAGCAGCATTGGCTCTGTTGTGCCTTCTTTCCAAAAGTTTGTCAATAGAGGTTGCAGCCTTGACCTCTGCAACGCCTAAGCGTGATCTCGCAATAGGATCAAAGCCAAGAGATGCTAACGCATCAGTGTATGCTTTATTAATTGCGACAAAGGCTCTACCATCGTTGCTCTCAAGGGTAGCCATATATTTATTTCTTGCTGCCTCTGAAGCATCAGCCAAAAATGCAGCATTAGAAATTGCATCAATATCACTAACAGGACTAAGCCAAGTAACAGCCATACCCCAAGCACGATTCCAAAGATTAATTCCTGTCTCACCAAGAGTATCAGGTGGTGTTGGGATTTCTCTGGCCATGGGCAAGTGCGTAATATTATTTAAATCTGGTAAAGGTCTTTGCCCAGGATTGCCCAATAATCTTTTAAGTTCCGTTGGTTTTGGTGGTCTTCCTGCAGTCATTTTATTTTTTTCTCCAATGTCCGTTTTGCGTAATTTATACACAAAAATACTATTTCTGTAATTTCGCAGAGAAATACAGAACAGGGCAGACGGGGTATACAACAATTTTACAAGCGTAGAAAAACACCCATACCCACTCTCTGCCAGGAGGGAGGCAGGGGTTTCCTGCTTGTTTGTTATTTATTTAAATATATTTTAACCCTTAGAACTGTTGCATCTTCTACAAAGAACCATGATATTTTCTAAAATATTACTTCCACCATTAGCCAGACTTAAAATATGATCTGCCGTTAGGTCTTTATTTGTTCCACATCTTGAACACCATGGTTGTATTTGTCTTGCAAGTCTACTTAGTTTATTCCATTCATAATCATATGCTCTATTGCGTTCCCGTCTTTTTATATCCTTTGACTCTATCGCTGCTCTGCACTGCCTGCATACCCCACCCCTTGAAATTACTCCACAGTATAGGCAGGGGGAGTTAAACCTTTTCATATTTATTATTTATTATTCTAAGTCTGGATTAATATCAGATGCTTCTAACTGGCACTCTTCACAGTCATGATCCTGTTCAATTGCTTGATCATACTTAAAGGCAGCAGCCATATGGGCATTGAGTAATGTTAGGGCAGTTAGGGTGCCTCTATTTAATAATGACTCAACACCATCAAATGATAATTTCTCATCTGTTTCTATATGGACTTGAGAAGGACCTACTACAAGATGCATACTATACATATGATTCCTTTATTGGGATTGATTGGTACTCTTTACATATCGTCCTGATTTTGGGTGCACGAAGTACAGGCTCTCTTATTTTACCAGATAAATCAGAAACTTGCAACTTCATTCCTTACTCTTACCATAGTAGATAAGTCATATAAACCATTGCGTTTAGGTATATCGTACTCATCTATAACCTTCAGTGCCTGCTTCTTGGTGATATTTAGCCATAGACAAATAGCCTCAAGATCAAGGTAAAACCTCTTATCAGGGTTATCCATAGCCAACTGTAGCAATCTATATAGGGTCCAAGAACCCTTACACTTTAGACAAAATACATCAGCAAGGATATTCTCAATGTCTATTGCTACCTTATTCTTACAGTCTTCTGTAGGACATGGGATTCTTCTTGTTGTCTCTACGAATGCTTTAGTTACTGATAATCCTTTAGAGTGGATTACTTTGACTTCCCTCGCAAATTCACCAGACCAGTCCTGCTGTAAGGTCCAACCTAAATGAGTAATGTGGAACTGGGCTGTTGCAGCAACCTCTGCCTCAATACTTGGCTGTCTCTTAAGCAGGGCTGGTGGCGTGAGATTTCTCGCTCTACGAATCATGGCCTCATACTTATGTAGCATAGGTAGAGTATCTACTGCTGTAGAGTAATCCATCGCTGCCACATTGAACCCCAATGATCTTTCTGAGTTACGAGATCCTGTTCCTGTCCTGCCTGGAACCAGGAATCCTTTTGATTCTTGTTGCAGGGTAGGAATGTCAGAGAGTTGATCTCTTAATACGCTTTCGCACTTTCTGCATAGATACTTCTCATCTTTTGCATGGTGCTGACATAACTGACATTCCATTTGTCTACCCCTATTTTCTATCTAATTGTTTCATCAAGTCATCAACTGTGTCAAAGTCTTTGTACTCTGATGGTGTAGTAACCTTTTCTATTTCTTCTTTAAATGCTTTTACTGCATTCAGTCTTCTCTCCCAAGCACCCTTCTTAGGTCCAAGCAATGTTAATAACAATGCCCATGGCCCAACAAGATATGCTACGAATGTCCAGATAAGGATACTTCTTGCATAGACTAATGCTACTGATGCTGTTAGCAACATCCATAAGATAGTCATAGCGACATGTCGTCCTTTACATATCTACCATCTCTGCTCATGTCAATGACTACTGCCCATACTCGTGGACCCCATTCATCAAACTCTTCAATCTGTGCATAGACTGGATAGAGTCCATCACCATTGCCTGTAGAAAATACAGTTGCATCATGATCACCTAAAGTACCAAAGCCATTAGTTAGTGTGGCATTAGCAGCACCCATGTAACTGTACTCGCCTACTCTGTTTACATGGTCTTCAAGATCAAAGTTTTCTTCATCATCATAGGACTTCCACTTATCTAAATACAATGGATCGCCAATCATTGCTTGACCTGAGTCAACAAAAAATGTTCCTATTAGTTGTAGATTGTTTAACTTCTTAGCCTTAATTTTCTTACTCATTACTTTTTCTCCTCATCCTCGTTGTAGTCTATGAAGCCAATTTTCTCCATAGTTTTGTTGCATTTACCGCAGTTGTCGTCAGATATCTGAACACAATCATCTGCCTTGCACCAGTATATCATCTCAGTCATCTGTTCTCCAAACGCTTGTAAGTGTATATAATTGAATGCTTTTAATAGATTACGCTTTTGTACTTGTTCTGGTATTTCTTTTATCTCGTACATACCGTTGCCTACTTCCTCTTCTTGCTTGGCTTCTCTGTACTGCCTGTCGTATTCTTTCCTACATTCTCTGCAGACTGTAACTCTTCTTGTACCTGATTTATGAGCCAAGGCAAAGTATTTATCTTCCAAAGGATATGTAATTTCACATTTGATACAAACTCTTTTATCCATGTCATTTACCACTCACCATTCACATCGTAATCGTTCCAATTAAATTTACTTGGACGAAGTGCTGCAAGTTCATGATGCTTCTTCATTGCTCTTTCATAATCTTCATCAGTTGCATAATCAGATCTTGATGAACTTGGTAGGATAGTAACGCCTGGAATTAAGGATCTAATTAATGCTTCTGCATCATATTGTTCCTGCTTTGCGTAAACTACTTCTTCTTCTGGCTTTAATTCTTTCATTAGTTAGCCTCCTCTCTTTTACGACGAATATCGTAATTGACGAGATAACCAATAATCTTTTCTCTATTTGGATAATCTTCACGAAGAGTATTCTTTTCGTATCTTCCTATTGCAGTGTTGCACTTATTGCAAACAGCACCTCTAACGCACTTACCACAAGATGACTTTCCTGGACAGCAAGCATGGTCGTGGTCTACATGCAAATTTCTATCTGTGTCTAACTCTTGCTTAGAACCACAAACATTGCAACCATCTTTTGAAAGAGCATTCCACTGTTCAACAGTTAGATTGTATTTATACTTAAGTCTTGATTTAAGTGAGTATGAATAGGCATATACTTGTTTTCCATTTACATTCCTGTAAACTTTCTTTTCTTGATTGGCACCAATGATTTCTAACATTGAATCAGTCTGACCAGTTAATCTTACACGATCATAGTGCACACGACAATAACCTTTTGCATAATGTCTCTTATCGCAATCATCAACTGTGCAACTCTTGCTTCCTTGCGTTCTTGACATTTTTAAGTTGTAACCATTTCTGCAACTCTTGCAAAGACGATCATGACCATACTTTAATGTTCTCCAAGCATGACCAGAATAGAATTGCGATAGGTCTTTTTCTTCTTTACAATCTGAACAAGTTTTTGTATTCATTATGCATACACCTCGTTAAATTCACGATAAGTGATTATGCCCTTGTATTCCTGGCAAGGCTCACAATATTGGGTCTTGCTGTAATCTAATGCATCAGCGATATGTCCTTCGCAAAAAATGCACATTAAACTATCTAAAGTTCTCATTCTAATCTCCTAAGTTGTTGTAGTTCTACAGTTTCTCAACTGCACATACTAAGTATACCATTGGAGTTTGTATATTGTCAAATAAAGGGCCTTATTTTGATAACAAATTGATAACAATATCCTGTGAATTTCCTGAGATAATATTAGTCAAGGCTGTACCATCCCTTATCATGTAGAGTGTATAGACGCTTAAAATATGTCTCATATTTATATCTGACATTATCCACTGAGTATAGTTCTACTGCTCTTTCATGTATTAGTCTTGGATTAAGGTTTTTTACATCTTCCGCCGCTTTTAGGAAATCTTTGAAGGTATGGCACTTATAGCCATTTAAGCCATTAATAACAGTCTCTGAATAAACACCCCATGGTGTAGTAATTACAGGAGTGCCACAGACTTGGGCTTCAACATGTACATTTGCAAATGGCTCAATGTAGTATGTGGGTGTAAATACTGCTATGGCCTTACCCATAAGATCAGCCTTCTCTTTGCCATAGACTGGACCTATGTACTCGCCATACTCAGTTTTAAAATCTCCAACACCTGCAAGAATTAAACGCTTGCCTAATTTCTCACAGACCTGAACAGCCACATCAATTCCTTTTCTTGGAATAAGTCTGCCCACATATAAATAATAATCTTCCTTTGTCTCTTGCAAAGGGTACTTGGCAGGATCTAAATAACCTGGAATTACATCATCAAAGAAATTACCATCTACAGTTGTAGGATTCTTATGCATGGCATAAATACTATGTCTCCAGGCTTCAGATTCAAATACTCTAAATGGTGCAAATGTTCCTGCATAACCAATGCCGTACTCTACTCTTAAATTTTTAGGGAACTCATTAGCAATGCTTACTTGGGTAGAACCAGCAATAAACAATATAAAGTCTTTAGGCTCTAATCTTTCCTTGATTGCTTTTATGACGGCATTGTTAAAATACTGCCATCCTTCTAATTCAGCATCATATGCAACATGTAAAAAATGCTTGCCATCTAATAATGCAAGTCTTTCTTCTTCTGGCATACATGATACGAATTCTGACACATTGGCTTCATTTTCTGTTCCGCCGTATAAAATAACCTCATGATCAAGAGAAGTCATCATGTTGCAAAAGTTAACTATCTTATTGGTATAGGCACAATTCTCAAATGCCTCAGTTGTATTTGTGTGCGGGAGTCCTATAACATGAAATCTCATTTGCAGCAACTACCTTTACAGCATTCATTTTCTAACAAGTAGATGATTTTGTCTATTGTCTGAATAGATTTATTAATGCTTTCTTTCGCTTCAGATAATGTCTTCTGGTAATTCTGGTTGTTCGTATCCATTGGATAACTCATTCCCCCCATTTAATTCCTCCATTAGTTGTTCTCGTATTATTTCTTTCAAAGCGACTATCCATGCATTAGCCATTTCCAATTGTTCTTGATCTTCTGATTGAAGAATAATATCTCCATTGTAAAAGAACCATTTGTTATCCATTGCGTCGCTTCATCTTTCTCATGTCCCTAATTGTACCAAAAAGTTTCTGTACTGTGCTTTTCTTTTTTGGCTTTGAGTAGTGCATTTCATACATTGCTCTCCAAAAGTATCTTCTTGGTCCTTTATGCATTTTTAACAATCCTTGGTCCTTTGCTGATATTTGTTCTTTTGTTTCTTACTTCAGCAAGTGTAGTACCTATGTTAGGTAGGTCTTTTCCTGGATTCCGCTTTTGATATGAAGTGATATATCTTTCAAGGTATTCATCAATTAGTTGCAATACCTGCTCATCATCCATAGTGTTTAGAATTGCTGGATTATTGTCTTTCCAGAATCTACTTACTATTCCTGGTTCTTTCATCTTTCCCCCTAATTGTTTTCTTTTTTAATGTTTATTGCAGGAAAGGCCCTAACCTTGTGTCCTTTAATAAAACGGTTATTTAAATATATATATATAAGGTTAACAATATATACACCATTCTACTAACTGTCAATGTTTTATTGACCTGCTGAGTTCACTAAATACATTTCTATATTTAACACAGAACACCTTGATCCTCGCAGTGACACGACCAAGAGTGGTTAGGTCATCCTTAATGGTACGGATGAATTTATAATTTTTTCTAATATGGGCGAAGGGATAAACGCCTTTGGGTAAAGAAACCTTCTTGCGTATAAAACTATCTGTGATCGTCATATACTTATGCCCATATTTATCTATTCAGTTGTATGGTAGTTTTTTTAATGAGTAACTTTCCTAAAAACCTCATAGCACCATTGTAGCAGAAGAGTTTTTCTATTGTCAAATTCTATAAAAAAGAAAGCCCTCCAAGCGAGAATGAGAGTAAGCACTTGGAGGACTTCCCGTAGTATGTGAATAAAATTCACAAAGTTGACACTTAGGAGGCAATCAACTGTAATTATTATAACATAGGCACTTGTATCATGTCAAATTCTAATACCAGCCTTTATTTTTGAAGTGTTCCCAAGCATTGCATGGATGAACATGTCTTCTTGAAATATAAGACAGAGTTGCTACTAATTGTGCAACACCTGCATTGGATTTTTTCATGCCTAAACTACTTACTGTAGAGTCAAGCATTTGGCCTATTCCACTGGCTGTAGAAATTGGATTCTGCGCTTTAGGATTCCAGGCTGATTCTTTTCCTATCAACTTGGTAAAGCACTTATATTGTTCTTTATTGAGCAATTCCTGGGCTACCTGCTTTGCAGATACCTGCATCAAAGGTGGCCTGTCTTTATATACTACTGGAACTGCTGGTTGAGGATTAGTTATTTGTAACAATAAAACTGTTATTACTACGAATAATGCTCCTATGAATGTATTTTTGCTTATAATTAGATTACTCCTTTTTAAGCCCCATGAATAACCCCATGAGTGTCCCCTAACCTATTCTACCTTACTTGACAGTATTTGACAGGTGCATGTAGAATAGAATTATGAATAAATTACCAACAAATCATCATAGAAATAAATTCACAGGAGAAATCCTGGCACAATCTGTAGAAGTTTGCAGTGGCTGTCATTTAAATTTTGCTACTACTGCAGCAGGAGACAAACATCGTTCTGGAAAAATAACTGAAAGAGTTTGCCTAAGCCCTAAAGATGCTAAATTAATTAAATTAATTAACAAATTTGGCTCTGTTATATATAAAAGCAGAAATGATAAGGACCCAAGATGGGAATTTACCTTAGTCCAAGCGTAGGAGCCTTATAGGAGCCTTTTAGATTTGGCACCCATACTTTTTCACACTGACTGTCTGTTCGTGTCTCTATCAGGCTCTGAGACCCCTATTTGAGGCACTGTAGGGGAAGTCTTACAAGTTGAAATAATAAATGGCCCCAGATTGCTCCAGGGCCACCTTTAAGACCTGAATCGCTCAAATATCCCTTTAGGTGTGTGTAGCGTTGTGATCTTAAGTATTAATTTTACCAGTTATTTGGAATTTCGTCCAAACTCTTTTTCGTTAGGCTGTAGAGCCTTTGCTAAAGGTCCAAGAAGACCTGCTAAAAATGCATTTGCCAACACCTTTGGATCTGTAATTCCGCTCATGTAGAGGGCTACAACTGATGCAAAAGATGCTCTTGCCCATGACTGAGCCATAGCAATTGCCTTTTCTTTATTGGATTTTACGATTTTGGCCTTAGCCATCTTTGTTCTCCTTTTTTAACTTCATTGTTTTTATTCTTGCTTTTACTTCGTCAGGTGTCTCAACTATTTCAAAATGCATTTCATCCTTGCGTTTTGTATAGTCTCCCCCCCAACGAATGCCGTACTTCTTACATAATTCTCTAATTGTAGCAGCCTGCTGCTTGGAAAATGTGTTTTCTGCATGTAGGGGATGCTTAGTAGCGTTGAGGTCTATGGCTGTGCCTGATGCGTGATTGCTCAAATCAGAATCACTACCTCTAACATCCCTATAAGCGTATGCCCAATCGTCAAACACTCCAGTGTCAATAGGCTCTACCTGAGCGTGAAACTCAGCAGCAAAGGCAGTCAAGATTACTCCTGCGTCTTTCTGTAGTCTCATTTTTCTATCAGTGCCTTTGACTTTAAAGATCTTTATGTCTATTTCCTTTTGATCTTTAGATGCTGGCCATCCATTTTGTGATTTTTGCATTACAGGTCATTCCTTGTTTTTTTAGGTTTATTATTTGCTTGAATTAAAAGTAGCATTATTTGGTCCACTCTTTCCTCAAGTCTGGTAATCTGGTCTTTCATGCTTTTCCCAGAATTTGGGACCAGTTCAGAAAGGTAGTGCTTGACTAACCATCTAACTGCTCCTACAAATGCAACTGCTATTGAGATTGCAGATACTATAAAGCCTGCCCACTGCTCTATGCTCATGTGTTACTCCTTATGTGTGTTGGTAGTTAGAGAGAATCTCTCCAGTGTTAAAATCAAGACCACAGAATTTTCCATAGTCTTGAAGTGTTCTTTCAGTCCCAAGTCTTCCTTCTCCAACTACGCCTTCACCAGTTAGAACAAGTCTTACTTCTTGATTAGATTTTTCTTCTAATTCTTTTGCTTGATCTGGCCAATCGCTTGGAACAAGCCTTCTTCTATAATAACCTTCTGCACCGTAATATAAGTGATACATAAACATCTGGCTTGGTACAAATAAATCATACCCATGAGTATAGGCTCTTGCAGCCATTAGTAATTCTTCTCCATCAAAAAACATTAATTTGTTAGGCTTTAAGAATTCGCCTTCTGTGAATAATGATCCAGCAGATACAGATATGGAGTGGATGTTTCCTTCTGGATTTTGTATAGTTCCTTGCATAGGAATTCTATATTGTTTAAATCTTTGCTTATCTTTCCAATAAAATTGAGTAACTTCTTCTTTGGCTTGTCTTGTTTTTTCTTCATCGCCCTCATACCAAAATGGCTTTGGATATTGCGTGATTAATGGCTTATTAAATCCGTTGGATTTATGCCTATTTATTTCATTAATTAAAAATGTGTCCCAATTTTGATCAAATCTACTGTGAGCATCTATTTGAAAGTAGTAGTCTTCTCCAGCATATAGTTGATGGGCAATGCTTCTTCCTATGCCTACCCCAATATTTTCAGGGGCTTTGGATTCAATTATTCTTATGTCTGGTAATTGCTTAAGAGTGTTTAGCCAACTATTGTCTTCATAAAATATTGAGTGAATCCCAAATACTATATGATTTTCACCTGATGATTTTAATAAGGCGTTTCTTACAGTCTTTTCAATTTCATTATCATGATAACTTGATATTTGGACAAATATGCTTTTCTTCATTATTCTTTCCAGATAGCATGGATGCAAGTTGTACAAAAGTTTTCATAGGAATGCTTAATCATGTCTTGTCTTTCTTGGCTTTCCCAAATTTGCTTTATTGGAGTATCGTTTATATTTCCAAATACTGTTTCAAAGTCATAGTCATTGCAACATAGGAATACAGCACCATTAGCATTGATATGAATCCATGCATCAGGTCTGCCTCCCATATTGTTACAGCCAACTACCTTACCTTTGCCAGTTATCTGATTCTTCATGATTCCACGAGTATCAAGATATCCTGCTCTATCAACTAATGATGTGTTTGCAAAAATATTAATTCCTGGAAAGGCTTCTTTCATCTGTTTAACAGCAGTAGCCGTATCACCAGTATTGTCGTCTAAGTCAATCTCTGGTGCATTTGGTAATAACTCCATGTAGCCAAGAGATGTTTCATTAATTCCATTTACCTGCATTGTAACTCTATCGTTTGGAAAGTTGTCTATGGCGTATCTTATGTTATCCATTACTCTTTGGTGCATCTTTTCAGGCTTCCCCGTCATTTTTGCCCAAGTTGCAGCATCTGCAGAAGGTGTATTGAAATGGATCAAATCAACTACATCGCTGTATTCTTTGATAATGTCCATTTTGTCTTTTGTTAATGGAGAACCATTCGTTAGAACCATTGTTTTGATTCCATGTTCTCTAAACAAATCAAGCATCTCCTGGAAGTGCTTGTAAAGCAAGACTTCGTTGTAGTGTGCTGTGTAAATAAAAGAGAAGTTTGGATCTACAAAATCTCCAACACCAGCCTTTAATTGTTCAATAACAGACCTAATAGTGTCAATAGACATTGTGTTTCTGCCAATGACTGGATTTTCTTCATAGGCTACAGGGCAAAACCAGCAGCCAAGGTTACATAATCCGTTAGGATCTAACTGAACAAGTCTGATCATTTTTACTCAACTTGTTTATCGTAGAAGATTGATATTCCTGCTCTTGGATTTTCACAAAACACTGTGTGAATAAGTCCAGAAGGTACAAATAACATATCTCCAGCATGTACTCCTAAACTTTGATACGGAGAATCTTCTTCAGTTGTCTCAAAAATTCTCCACTCCACAGAGCCTATTGCCTGCCACAAGAATGAATCTCTTGAGTCTGTGTGAATTGGAATTGTATTTTGCTGTCCAACAAAGTTAATAAGTGTGCAGCCACTGTTTGGCTCTCTTCCAAATAATTCTGTTGTCTTTGCAAATACCTCTGGTAACTGGCTAAAACAATCTCCTTTTTCAACACGATACCCTGCAACAAATAGGTCATCCCAAATCTGTAAAGAACCAATAACCTTTACTGGGCTTGGCAGTGTAATTTCTGGACGCTTAACTGTATAGTCACAATGATAAATAAACTCGTGCCAACCAGTTGTTGAAGGAATTATGTTTGGAATGTAGAGAAGGTCAAGATTTTCTTTAGCATCCAGAATGTGTTGTTGAGTAATAGAATCTTTATCTATGTGAATAATATTAGGCATTACCGTCTGCCCTTCCCAATTCTGGGTCTGGATTAAATGCTGCTACTGAGCCATCGCTTCTAAGGTTCTTAACTTCCCCTTGAATGGGATCAAGTTTATAACGATTGCCCCAATATCCTGGTGGATAATGATAAGGATTTTCTGGGTTGTCAGTTCTTGTTGGCAATGGGTTTTCGTTCCAGTTGCCTCTAATTGTAACTAATGATGCTGCACAAAAACGCTCACCTGAAATTACTTTTTTAACTCCATGACGAGTATTTCCTTCATGCATAGCCATAGATCCTGCTTTTGGCTTATACCAATAATCATAATCTGGATAGTAGATTTCTCCACCTTCGTAGTCATCATTGAGATAAATAACGCTGCCCCACATAATTGGGCTTTCCATGTGTCCTTGATTATCTATATGGACAAACATTTCTAATTCAGTGTTTCCATTGTAAAATGAATCGCTTGCTCCATCAAACATTTTAATTAAATTATGTTCAGAGGGAGCCCAGTCTGCTTCGTGATCATGCTCATTAAGAACATCTTTAACTCTCTGTTGAATAAGGCTTAGAGTAGGCATTACATCGTCCATAATATTTTCATATCCTGGATTTAACTTCATCTGATGATTGTTGATTAAACGCTTGCCCCAATACTTAAATTCGTGTTCCTGTAATCCGTCATAGTTAAAGTTCCTCATAAATGAGTCTAACAAATTAACCTCTTCTGGTGTTAAAAAGTCTTCAAATATTAAAACTTTTCCATCACAGTGCTTTTCTAATTTCATTTTAAGTTCCTCTCAATAGCCATCTGTTGTCTAATCTCATCGTGCTTTTCTTTAGGTTCAGTTATAAACCAATGATCTGGCTCTACATAATGGAAAAAGACTACTCCTATTTTACCAGTATTGTTATAGAGAGTTTCTCTCCAATGCTCGTATTCCTCACCCATGAATAAAATTGCCTCATTTGGCTTGGCTATATAAGGCTTTCCTTCTATGTAAAGTGCCCATGGATCTCCTTGATAGAGAACCAAATCAAGTGTATATGTACAGGCGTTCACATCTTTGTGCTTTTCTAAACTGATAGTTTCATCAGAATATTCTGCAAACAGTGAATATGATGTAACGCAGGTATTTGTGTTAAAGTATTCTCTTACCTTTGGTAATAGTAGTTCACTAAATTCTTGTAGTATTGGCTCTGCTTTGTCTCCCAGCAATTTTCTGCCAAACTCGTCTGTGCCCATAGAATCTAAAATAGGATTATTCTTAAAATGCATACGAAGTCTGTCAAAGTCATAAGGACTTAAGACATTCTTAATTAATCCAACTTCTCTGTTTATCGTGTCCATTGAACCACCACATATCTTAGGCCATCTGTTACTGGATGAACGGCATGGTTATACATAAAGTTTGAAGGAAAGATTAAAAGGTCGTTCTTCTTTGCCTTAAACCTTAACCCATACTTGCTAAACTCTACATCTCCACCCTCATAATCGTCATTTAGGTAGTAAGTCATTGATATTCTTCTTGTAAATAGTGGATGATCGTCTACATGGTCATGAAACTTCTGTTCTTTTCCATACCGCAAAAGTTGGGGAGCCTGAATGTGTTCTATTACTGCACCGTAGGCGTTAATGTATTTATCTAAACAAGGCTTCATGCTTTCATAAAATGCTCTTGTGAAGTTAGACAAAGGGTTATCAGCAGTATCTCCATGTTCAGGAAGAATAACCAAGTCTGTATCTCTGCTCTTGTAGTCTGTGCCAACTTTGTTTCCTGGTTCGTTTGTAAGCAATACTCCTGCAGGTATCCAGGATGAGTCTGATTCTTCTATTTTCTTAAGGTATTCCATTGAATCAGGAAATACATCTTCAAATATTACTATGCCTGGTGCTAATTCTTTCATCTCAATTCCCCTCCGTATTTCATTTCCATATTTTGTTGTTTTGTCCAAAATGAAGCAATTGTGTACCTTACTGATTCTTTAACCTCTGTCACTCCATGAAGATGCTCTACATCTGCTGGATGAAATGCCAGTGCACCAACCTTTGGAGTTATATCAAAGTTGAAGTTTGGGTAGTAAGTGTGTCCACCTTCATAGTCATCATTGAGGTAAAGAACAGAACCAAACGCTCTATGCTCATGGCCAGTTATATCTGTATGGCTCATATCATCTGAGTGTGGTGTTTGACTCATGCCAGGAAACCAACGGATTACCTGAAGAAGGTCAGGATAAATCTCATCTAACCCATATGCTTGTTTAATTTCTTCTTTACAACGAATAAGAGCATCCATCATAATATCAGCAGCCTTCTTATCAAAGACCAGCATATTAGTATAGTTAATTGTACGGTTATCCCAAAACTCGTGTCCAGCAGTTTGCCATAGATCTGAAGCAACTGCAGCATTAATTAAATACTGACAGTCTTCTTTTGATACAAAGTTTTCTATCACATGTGCATTAAACATCTTACCACTTTCCTATTGGACATTGAGCCGTTGTAAGTTTTGTTTTAAGATTCATAAAACAGCCACATTTCTTGCATTGGCTTGTTGCTTTAATTAGAAAGGGACATTCAGCACAGATGGCTAATCTATCTTCAATTATTTTGTGATCTGTTATTATTTTTTCTTTATCTAATAAGTGCCAAGGTCTTGTTTCTCCTTGAGCCTTTTTCCATTCTTGCCATTTTGACATGTTTCCCCTTTGATTTCTGTTTTTACTGCTGAATAATATTCTCGCCATCCCAAATATCGCCAACCTTAAAAGGTTGATCATCTGGAATATCTACAATTGTTGTTTCTTCACTAAAAATTGCTGCATACTGCTCTTTATGATTAGGTTGCATACAAAGCACTGACATAATAATTTGATTGTTGCAAACATAAGAATAAATTTCTGTTGCATCCCATTCATATTCATCAGGAAACTTAACCTTATGTCCGCCAACCCATTCTGTGCCAGTCCAAGTTGCACCTGTTGCGGCAGCATCCCTGTACTCAGTAAGGTTCATTGGAACAATTGGAAGACCACTTGCAACAGCATCTATCAATATCTGCTCTTTTTCTTGAGGAATTGTGTAATTAAGAACACGATAAATATCCCAAGTTCCGTATTCATTTTTTACTACGCAAGCGTACATTATCTCTCCTTAAATTTACTTAATTGTATCATTGAAACTATATTGTAGCAACCTATGCCCCGCACATAGGCTGCCACTTTTATATTTAGAACCCACACGGATTGTCACAATCTCCAAATCCAATTGGACAAGGCGTATAACCATTACCACATTCATACGGTAATGCTATGATCGCAATGATAGGTGGAGGAGTTGCGATAATAGGTGGTGGTGTCGCAATAATTGGCGGAGGTGTTGCAATTATTGGAGGAGGTGTAGCAATTATAGGAGGTGGGGTCGCTATAATTGGTGGAGGAGTTGCAATGATTGGTGGAGGTGTTGCAATGATTGCAATGATTGGAGGTGGTGTCGCAATGATAGGTGGAGGCGTTGCGATGATAGGTGGAGGCGTAGCAATAATTGGGGGAGGCGTAGCAATGATAGGTGGTGGCGTTGCTATGATAGGTGGTGGTGTAGCGATAATTGGTGGTGGAGTAGCGATAATAGGAGGAGGAGTCGCAATAATAGGAGGAGGGGTTGGAGGCGTAACAAGTCTTAATGTCACACCAATACCACTGGGGTTACGAAATAATGGACTCACTTTTTCTCCTTAGTTATTATTATGCAAATCTGTTTTGTGATGCAAGAACTGTATATGTTGATGCTGCAGTCTTTATAATTGTATAAACATATGCATCTATTGCGTTAATATTTCCTGAAGAAGGTGCAGTTCCACCTAACCACTTTAGAGTTACTCCAACTGCTGTACCGTCAATAGTAAATGCTGTTGGATAGTATGCTGTTCCAGTGTTTGTATTAAGATAAACAACAGAGATTTGTTCTCCAACTGCCATTGTTGAGTCAAGGGTTGCTGCACCACTTCCACGAACATTTAATGTCCAGTTGGCTGTAGCAGCACCAGTATAGTATTCAACAGATGCTGTTAAAGTATCAATATTAATAGTACCTGTTGATCCAGCAGGAACAATTTCAACTGTTTCCTTTGGTGATGTTAGTGTTGCATTTGTTGATACAGAAATGGTTGGAACAGGTCCTGTTGCTGAAGTAATAGTAATTCCAGTACCTGCAGTTAGACCAGTAATGTCTCCAGTACCAAATCCTTGCCATGTTGTACCGTCATAAAATGTAGTAGCGTTTGTATCAGCAAGATAGGCAAACATACCTTCTTGACGAATAGGTGCTGTCAGGGCAGCGTCTCTTGCTGCAGCATTAGCAAAGTACATGATTGACTGATTTTGCAGGTAGTACTGGACCTGTGCTGCTGTTAATACATCGCCTGTATTGAAGGTCTTGTACCCAGCGTTTGGACTGCCTGTAGGCATATTCTTCTCCTTATGTTAGTATGATAAAGCGTTAGTATCAAGTATACCCTGAGTTGGCGAATCCAGGATAAATGCTTGAATAATAGGTTCTGCAGTGTAGACTGTTGTATTCCATTGCTCTGGAGTAACATCGTGAGTAACTCCTTGAACAAAAACTTCTTTTGTAATAAAAGATCCACCAGGCATTGTTTTTGTAATGTTAATTGTAAAATAAATATCCATTGATAACTGTAGCAAAATATTATTTTCATTAATAGCAGAGTTCATGTTTAATTGCATGGAGTCAATTCTAATGTCAGCATTCTTACGAGTAGCAACAATCATTTTTGCTTGATCTTCTGCTTCTGATGTGTTTAACATAAGAAGATCATTTCTATTTGCTGATTTATAAGAATATTTAAGAATACTGTCTGCATCAGTTGCAATATATACTGGCCCACCCAATGCTTGAACTGCAACATCATTTAGAATTTGTTGATCATCATAGGCAAAGTCAACTTGAGAATAAGGAAATTGACCTGCAGGTAAAGGATTAAGATCTGAAAATTCACCTGAAATTATATCTGCTAACTTAGAAATCTGTTCTCTGTCTAAAAACTGTGCTTGACCATTTCTACCCATAAAGAAAGCACCAAATTCTGACTGTTCTATTGTCTGAATTGCTTGTAAGAGAGACCTATTTCCACCTGGATCTGCTTGCATTTGAGATTGTCCAACACTTGCATTTATCATAGAGTCAGGAAAATCTCCAAAGTTTAACAAAGTTTCTACTCTTGCTCCAGATAATTGACCTGATGTGGCTCCTGGAATTGGAGGTATTTCAGTAGAAACATTTGAGAATAGGCGGAATGCATCTACACATTGTAGTGTAACTGTAGCATTTTCTGTAGTGCCTGAATAAAATGAGGTATCAAATGAACTGATGTATCCTGAAAATATAGTAACCTGAACAGTGCGTCCAGCAAGTATTGTGTCTGCATAGATTCTTATCTTACGCAAAGGAAACAATTTACCATAATATGGTGATGCTGTATTCTGAGGGTTAAAGTCAGAATTAGGATCATTTAGTATTACTGTTGCAGTTCCAGCCTCAAACTGGGAAAGTAGTCTGTTACGACCTCTACGAGTAGTTACTCTTCTAACTTGAGGAGTAATATCTACAAGATCTAAGGGACTATCTGCTAAAACATTTGTATCCAAAATACCAAAAGAGCCACTGTCCAAAATAAACGGGAACCCAAACGATGGTCCACTTGAGAAGTCAATTTCTACTTTTATTGTTGGCTGAGTCATTTTAAATTGCCTGCAATGTTATTTGGCTACCATTAGACTGTGAGAACAAGAGGCTGTTTCTAATCGCAGTAGATAATTCGTCTCCTGTTGCATCAATAGTTATTTTTAAATCACTTGTCTTAGGTGTTGGTGAAGGTGCTGGTGGTGCGTCTGCAGTAGGTGCACTAAATGATCTAAATCTAAATTTTTCATCATAGTCCATCGTTCTTGCTGCTGCTTGAGATGCTGCTAAATCTGCTGCCTCCTTAGCCTTAAACGCTGCTAATGATGATGCTATTCTTACTTGATTCTCTGCATCTGCAAGTTGTCTTGCTATTGATGCTGCTCCTATTGCTCCGCTTTCACCCAATGCAAGATCACTTGGACGAACTCCTGCTGCTGCTATGGCTGCTGCATTCATATCTCCTGTAGCCTTTGCTACAGCATATGTTATTGCTGCTGCTGCTGAAGAGGCTGCTGTTGATGAAGTTGTTCCTGAAGAATCGTTAGGTTTAGGAGTAGTTATTGGTGTACACTTTCCATTAACCATTGTGGTTCCAGCAGGGCATCCTGTTATGCTTGGACTACCAGCATTTGGTGTGCCACTTGGATTAGGGAAGGTAAATCCTTTTGCTGCATTTAGATAGGCTATCAAAGCCAATCTTGCTGCATCCCATTGCCCAGCAATTTTACTGACCATATCTGCAGATAATATAAGTTTTGCATCATCTGTTAAGGTAAATGGCTTTCCAACTTCAAGTAGATATGCAGCAACTGCATCTGGAGTTATATTCCAGGCTTCTGCTAATGCCTTAACTTCATCTGCACCAACTTGCTGATCTGCTAAGACAGTAAGTGCTTGAGAATATTTAAGTGCAGCATCATAAGGATTGTCAGAATCTTTAAACCATTTTCTTCCAAGTTCTTCAAGTTTTTCTTTACCTATGTTGCCATGACCTTCTTTAATAGCAGCAGTAAATTCAAGATACTTCTTTGCTTGATCTCCAGACATTCCCCACGCCATTCTTATGGCCAGGATTCCAGAATCATCCATCTTTACTTCGCCTATTGCCAATACGCTCTTAATATACATATCAGCAGCCTCAGTGGTCATTTCCCACTTATTAGCCAAATATCCAATTACAACTATGTCGTTTGCTCTTAGTTTATCAAGGTGCTGAACAATATCTGCTTGACGCAATAGTGTTTTGTTATATTCTTCTGCAGCCTTTTGTTTTAATTCGTCTAATGCCTTTTGTTGCTTGGTTGTTTCTGCTAATAATACTTTACCGTTTTTTAGAAGGTTCTGATAGATTGCTTCCATTTGGATAGCAGTCATCTCATCAGGATCTGTAAGTTTAATTCCAGCCTTGTCTAACTTGGCATTCTTTGCCTTAATTGCAGCAAGTTGAACTTCCATCTTCTTTTTATCTGTAAGAAGAGTTCTATTTAAAGTTAGAAGTTTTTGAGCACCTTTTTTCTCCAAGCCCTGAATATAAAGTCTCTTTTGTTCATCTGCTAATTGTTCTGCCTGCAATCTTGCATTTCTTGCTGCATCAATAGCATCAAGTCGTGCTTGCTTTTGAGCATCTTTCATTGCATCTGTAAGACGATTTAAATCTGCAAGGTGTGATGCTGCTGAATTAGACATTGCATTCTGTGATCTCTTTACTTGTTCAGCATAATTTACCATGGTCATGCCAAGGTTTTGAATACTTTGCTTTTCTTTTTCAAGTTCTATTTTTCTTTGGGCTGCTCTTTTTCTATCATCCCTGACAAATTTATCTGATAGCCTTCCAAGACCCTTCCAAAGAAGAGTAAATGCAGCAATAAGTGCACCAATTACTAAAAGAAACTTTGAAGCAGGAGACATAGCCAACCAGAACGCTGATGCAGCAATAGTCATTTTATTCATTATGGTTGGAGCACTCTTAAGTCCTTGCATACCTGTGCCCAACTTCTTCATATCAAGACCCAAGATAACAAACTCTCCAGATGCTTTGCCTGCTGCAGCACCTGCACCCATCACGCTTCTTGTAAATTCTTTAGTTGCACCTGATAAAAATTGAAGGAATCCCTGCAAAGATAGAGTTACTGATAATAGTTTTGCATAACCAACAATTGCCAAAATACCAGAACCAAGAACCATCAAAAGTGGTTGTAGTGCTTTTAATACCTCAGCAATTTTAATAAATGCTCTTACGGCTTTTTCAGCAAGAGCAATGGTACCAGCAAAGGCATCAACAATATCATTCTGGTTCATTCTGATAAATTTGTCAAAAGCAGGAAAAACATCATTTTCCAAACGATCTACAAGTTTTTCAAGTACTGGAATTAAAGCGTATCCAACTCTTTCTGTTACTTGATTAAATCTTAATCTTAGTGTTGTTAGTTTACCTGCAAAGGTATTTGCTGCTGCCTCAGCCTGCCCTTTTGTTATTGCTGCTAATTCTTCTTGTGCTTTTGTAAAATCTTTTGCCTTAACGGTTGCAGCAGAAAGAGGTA